GGCACAATGACGAATAAAAAACGGGCGCACAAGATGGCAGAGCTAATGTTTTGGCGGAATGTGAAGACGAAATCGCGTTAATTTTTGCGTTTTTGTGACTTTCTAATCTTATTTGCACTAGAAGAAAAAGGGACTAAGTGGGAAAAAACGGGATGAGGTGGGATGAAGTCAATGATAGCAAGGGTTTGAGGTATGGCGGTGGGTCTGGGGGATGAGAGCGGGTTTTACGGTTGGATCTGCACTAAAAAAGGGTCGCATTTGATATGCGACCCTTTTTGCATTTGCTTTTGCACTAAATCATTTTGATTAGTAGTTTGGTCGATTGAGGGCTGCGTGAACGCACTCTAGCGCCATATCGCAGACTTCAGAACACTGCCCTTCTATGTCTAGGGTTACTTCGTTGCCGTCTCGGCAAATGCGTATTGCAATCTTACAAATCGTTGTGCTGGCTGGCTTTGAACCGCTGTTGATCATTTGCACAATGTTGTCAAGTTGAGGGTTAGTGGGTTGATTTTGCATACGTTAGGCGGCACTCCTGATGAGTATTTCTACTGTGGGTCGCATCTGGGTTGGATGCGGTGTTGAAGCGTATAGCTGGTAAATCGCTAAAATCAATTCAGTTTTCTTTGAGGGCGACATGGTTCGTCGCGTTTGTTCTAAAACGCTTTCTAATGTGTGTATCGCCATTTCTAACGTGTCTAGGTCTAGCAGGATTCTGCCTTGCTCTGGGTTGGTCTGGGGACTAGGGGGCGTTGGGGTGACTTGAGGCTGGGATTGACTCTGGCTTTGGCCAAATGGCTGCCCTATGCCGTCTATCAGCCAATCTGGATTGCAGCCGATGAGATCAGCCCAAACGCTCAGCGTGCCTCTAAGCGGCTTAGTACCTCGATCACGAGCGCTTTGAAAGGTGCTTTTTTTAATTCCTTTACGTCCAACCCATGAAAACGGCTCTTCTTTGCCAATGAGCTGCTCCATTCGCGCCCAAAATTGTTGGGCAGCCATTTGCCTACTGACTGGATCACGTTTAGCCATCGCACTCACCTTTTGCCTACTGTATGCAAAACGAGTAAGCAAACGCATGTAACGTTTTGCTTACTTTTAATTTGCAAAAAATCAAACACTTAATAAAAAGTACGCATAAATCCCAACAAATGTACGCAAAAAAGATTGATATGCGTTATTTTGCGTACTATGATTCGTTAGAAGCAACAAAACGCACTTTGTATGTGCAAAAAAAACGGCAGTAATGCCGAGCTTTTAAAGGGTGAATGCAATGAATCATAGTGATAAAGCCACAGGCTGGCACAAAGAAGATATCAAGGCTGCGATACGCAAACGCGGTATGACTCTTGTTGCACTGGCTCGTGAAAACGATATTGCTGAAGCCACAGTACGCAGTGCATTAGTTCGCCCATTAACCAGCGGTGAGCGTGTCATTGCTGCCTTTCTAGATATTCCATTGCATGAGCTATGGCCAGAGCGCTGGACTATTGATGGCCAACGCATTCGCCCTCGTTACGCACATAAATATAACGTATTTGGACGTATTGATAAATGAAAACGCATTTTTCGATTGTCGAACTTTTAAGTATGCAAATTGATGGCCTGCCCAGTACGCGGCAGGCTATTGAGTACCGAGCAAAGAAAGAAAGTTGGGTATTTGTTGAGGTTGCAGCAAAGGGCGGACGCTCCGGCCTACGCCGTGAATACGCTCTACCCACTGCACTTGCTCAGGCTGTGCAGTCTCAGTTGATTAAACAGTCCGTTGATACTGCCCCTACGTTGCCTGCGGTTATTGCCACTCATGAGGTGGCAGTGGCTCAGCCTGTAAACACCAGCGCCCTTGCCGATTGGCAACGCCAGTGTGCAGAAGCGCGGTTGGTGCTGGTGCGTGAAGTTGAGCAACGGGTCAGAGCCGGTGCAAAAAAGACCAAGGCGTTGGAGTCTGTCGTGGCTGATGCGGCGGCAGGTGTTTTGCCTGAGTCTGTGCAGGGTCTGGTGTCGTTAGCCAATGCGCGTGCTGGGGCTGATCGTGCCATTAGCCGCCGTTCTTTGTTTGAGTGGGTGGGTGCGGTGGCCACGGCTGAGTCGTCGGGTGTGTCTGCCATTGCGGTTTTAGCGCCACGGCCACGTGTGGCAAAAATTCCTGAGTGGGCTGGTGTGTTGTTGAAGATGTGGGGGCAGCCCCAAAAACCCAGTTTAGTGGTGGTGCTTGAGTTGTTGCCGGAAGTGCTTCCCAAGGGCATTGAATGCCCCAGTTATAGCCAAGCCTATCGCTTCATTAATGAGTCAGTGGGCGCAGTTGAGCGTGAAAAAGGCCGGATGGGTAGCCGTGAATTGAAGAATATTCAAGGATTTGTGCGCCGTGATACCACGCTGTTGTTGCCAACGGATGTGTATACAGCGGATGGGCATTGCTTTGATGCTGAGGTGTCGCATCCGATTCATGGCCGACCATTCCGTCCTGAGATCACCACGGTGATTGATGTGGCCACACGGATGGTTGTCGGCTTTAGCGTTGATTTGGCCGAAAGCGGCTGGGCTGTGTTGGATGCGATCCGTTTAAGCGCGACACATTGCGGCATACCTGCGCTGTTTTATGTGGATAACGGGTCGGGCTATCAGAACGACATGATGAAGGCGCAAGGTCGTGGATTAATGGCGCGGCTGGGCACTGAGATGACGCATAGCTTGCCGTACAACAGCCAAGCACGCGGGATTATTGAGCGTAGCCATCAAACCTTGTGGGTTCGTGCGGCTAAGCGGTTGCCGACGTACATGGGCGCTGATATGGACGCTCAAGCCAAACAGAAGGCGTTCAAGCTGACGCGCAAAGACATTAAGGCGGTTGGTACATCGAAGCTGCTGATCGGTTGGGATGAGTTTTTGGTGTATGCCAATGAGGTGGTGCATGAATACAACCATAAACCGCATAGCAGTTTGCCGAAGTTTTTAGACCGTTCGACGATGAAAAAACGGCATTTATCCCCGCTTGAGGCATGGGATGCGGCGGTGGCTGCGGGTGCTGAGATTCATAAAGTTGACGATGCTGAGGCGGTGGATTTGTTCCGGCCTTATGTTGAACGTGTGGTGCGCCGTGGTGAGGTAGAGCTATTTGGCAATAAGTATTTTTCTATTGAGCTTGAGCAGTACCACGGTGAGTCGATGCAGATTGGTTATGACATTCATGACCCTGAGCAGGTGTGGGTGCGTGATGCCGAAGGCCGCCTTGTTGCCACGGCGCAGTGGAATGCCAACCGTACCAGTTATTTTCCGCAGTCGAAGATTGAGCAAGCCCGCCAGCAACGCGCCAAAGGTCGTTTGCGCAATTTGGCAGTGAAGCAGGCTGAGGCGTTAGAGGAGGCGGGTCCAGCACGGGTGCTTGAGCATTTAGACACACAACAACTGCCGGTTTTTAATCAGCAAAAGAATGATCTTGCGTCAGTGTTTGCAGAACTCAACAGTTTAGAGCCGCACTCGAATGTTGTGCCTTTTCATCAAGGGCGCAAGGCTGAGCCTTTGCATGTTGATCAACCCAGTACAACGCGTAGCCCTGCTGAGAAGTTGGCGCATTGGCTTGCGTTAGACGAGCAAGCAAATGCGGGTATTGAGTTGTCGATGGCAGATTTTGATTTTTGGACGATGTTTCCACAGGGCAAGTTGTTTCGCAGCTTGACCGATGATCAACCCGAATTACGTCGCCGCGGTGAGGCGGCGAGTAACCAGTGAGGACAAGCGGCAGCAACCGTTTGAACTCTTTTTTAAAGCGAGGAGCTTTCATGTTGAACGATCAGAAACCGAGTGTCAATGCCGTGCCTACGGGCGGTATTGCACAGATTGCCAGTGTCGCGCAGTGCTATCAGGCGATCAAACGTACCGAAGACCGCCATGCGCTGTTACCGGGCCTTGCTGTTTTTTATGGTCCATCTGGCTTTGGTAAGTCAGTTGCAGCGTGTTATGTCGCCAATAAAACCCGCGCATATTATGTGCAGGCTAAGTCGACATATACCAAAAAAGCCTTTTTACACGCTGTATTGCGTGAGATGAGCATCCCCCCTGCCTCGACCTTGTCTGAGATGCTGGATCAGGCAGCGGGTGAGTTGGCAAAAAGCCGCCGTCCGCTGATTGTGGATGAGTTTGACTTTTTGGTGTCTGCCGGAAAAGTTGAGCTGGTGCGTGATTTGTATGAGGGCAGCCAAGGCACGATTTTGTGCATTGGTGAAGAACGCCTGCCGAGCAAGCTAGAGAAATGGGAGCGTTTTCACGGTCGGGTGCTGAACTGGGTGCCATGCCCTGCTGCCAACGTCAATGATGCTGCCCTACTGCTGCCTGTTTATGCGCCTAGTTTGGATGTCAGTACGGATGTGCTGGAGCAACTGGTGGCGACCGTGCGCGGGTCAACTCGCCGTATCGCGACCAACCTAGAGATGTTGCACGAGCTTGCGCTCGGTGAGGGGATTAAGCGGATTGATGCTCGTTCAGTCCGTGATCTGCTGCCTGCGGGTTTTGTAACGGGCGAAAGCCCTAAGCCTCGCTCGTTTTAAGGTGCTGTAGTCAATGAACAATGGATTATTAGATGCACCGATCCGCTCGCCACGTGAGCGGGTGTGGGACGCGATTCGCTTGTCTGTTACAGAGTTTACGCTAGATCAAGTTGCCAAAATTGGCGGCATGAAAATCGATAGCGCACGCGACTACCTGACCGGTTTACGCCGTGCTGGTTTTATTGCAGAAACTCGACGTGAGTCGAAGCCGATGACAGTCGGTGGTAATACCAAAATCGTGTATTACACGCTGGTTAATGATGTGGGGCACGATGCGCCCGCCGTGAACCGTAAGGGTGAGATTTTAGAACCGCGTGGCGTTAATACCGCAATGTGGAATGCATTGCGGGTTTGCAATGCTGTGACCCCACGCGCACTTGCTGCATATGCATCAACTGAGAATCGTGTGGTCTCAGAAGAATCGGCTAACAGCTATTTGCAGGTTTTACATGATGCTGGCTATGTCGTGGTGGTCAGTGCAGCCAACTACGCTCGACAGGCGACATACCGCCTGCTGCCTACCAAAAACACTGGACCAAAGCCGCCGCAAATTTCGCGTGCATGCCGCGTTTTTGATCCGAATGTTGGCCGTGTTGTGTATCAGGAGCGCCCAGAGATGGCCGAAGAAATCCGCGACGGTGTCGAGGTGCAACATGCATAACTTGACCCATGCTGACCGCGATCTGTTTTTGTTTAAACAGTCATACACGCAACACCTGACCACGGGTCAATTGCAGAGCCAGATTGGTGCATTGCGTTTGCAATTGCAGCATGAGCGCCAACTCCACCGTCTGCGCCTTGTGCGCATGACGTGGGCGGTGGCATTGGTGCTGCTATCCGTTTGGTTGGCGTCAACAACGTGCTGGCCAGCGTTGCTGGGTGTGCTGATGTTTGCAGGCTTGCTGGTTGCTGTCTGGTGGGGAGCTGATCATGACCACATCTAACGTGACTCATGCCCTTGCCTTGCTGAACAGGGCAGTTGCCGAACTGGGCAGCAAGCAAGCCGTTGCTGACCGGCTCAACGTGTCGCGCTGTGCGATCTCGCTGGCAATGGCAGGCAAGTACAAGGGCGATCCGTCCTTGATTTTTGCCCGAGCGATTGCGCTGTTTGATGGCATTGATTGCCCTTATCTGGCCGAGAAAATCACCATGGTGCAATGCCGCCAGCATTGTACCGGTGAACCCCCAGTACAGAACCCAGCGGCCATGCGTCACTACCGTGCGTGCCAGTCCTGCCCGCAATGTCCACGGGGTGCAACATGAAACTTCGTTGCCCTGCCTGTGGGTCTGTTGGCGACTTGGGACTGTTTGTTGAATCCCAAGCCAGCCGAGCCGCGTTAATGCGCATTTTTGAGCGAACTGATATTGGCCGCGCCATTGTCCAATATGTTGGTTTGCATCGCCCTGCCACCCGATCAATGTCGGACGACCGCTTTATCAAGCTGTGCAGTGAGGTGCTTGCGGATGTTGATCGGGGGTCAATCACCCGTGATGGCCGCAGCCACGCTACCCCGCCTGCCGCATGGATTTGGGCAGTCAATGAGGCATTAAAAGCCCGCGACAACGGCAAATTGGCCTTGCCCTTGTCGGGGCATGGGTGGATTTATGCCGTGTTAACCGCCTACAAACCTGAGCTGATTGAGCCACCACAACCGCAGGAACCCCTGCCGGTTGCAGTCAAACCACGCCCAGCTACTGGGTCAGATAAACCACGATGGGAGCAATAAGAATGGCACGTAAAGCAATGGCAGAACCACAGCTCAAGAGCTGGGATGCCGTCGATCTGGTACTTGCCCAAATGGCCGATGTCGAACGCTCGATTGGGTTGGAGCAAGCCGCTTGTAATGAGCAAGTCGATCAACTGAAACAGGCCAGCAAAGACCGTATCAAACCGTTAGCAGATCAGATGAAAGCGTTAGAGCTGTCGATTAAAGAGTTTTGTGATCACCACCGCAACGAGTTTGTGCAAGTCAAAACTCGCCGCTTGGTGTATGGCTCGGTCGGCTATCGCTTGTCGACGACAGTCTCCATTCCCGACGCTGAATTTACGTTGAAGCAGCTGCAATTGCGTGTGCTTGATCACTGTATCCGCACAAAATATGAGCCTGACAAAGATCAGATTAAGCAGCTAGACCCTGATCTGATTGCAGAAATTGGCTGCAAACTCAGCACCAAAAACACCTTTGGCTATGACCTTGCAAAAGTCAATCCAGCCGCAGCAGTGGCGTAATGGATGCCGCCCTGAACTACCTGAATCGGCTGATTGATCAGGGCGTGGAATACCCTGAAGCGCATTACCGCACCTTCGATTTGTATGGCTGTGATGCCGACGCTTTGCAAGCTGCGTACCACCAACAGTTTACCAACCCCAACTGGGGAAACCAACGGAGCTACACCATGAACAAAACCGAAATGATTGCACGCATTGCCGAGCAAGCCGGTCTGAACAAAACCCAAGCCACCGCTGCCCTGCAAGCCTTTGAGGCTGCGGTCATTGACACGCTGGCTGCGGGCGATGATGTGAAGCTGGTTGGCTTTGGCAACTTTATCGTTAAAGACCGCCCTGCCCGTGCTGGCCGTAACCCTAGCACAGGTGAGCCACTGCAAATTGCCGCCAGCAAAGCTGTCGTGTTTAAGGCCGGTAAGGCGTTGAGTGAGGCGGTGTCATCATGAGCAAAAAAGTGATCAAGGACGTTGTGCCCTTAGAGTTGCCTGCGCATGAATTTTTCAATCATATGATTGAAAAAATGCGGCAGAACAACTCTGGGCAGATGGAATTTTCGATTCCTACAGAAATTAAGAAAGCAGGCATACAGTTGCATTTACGTGTTGATTTGCGGCTGCAAAACGCCCCTGTAATGCCACCCAACTAAGCGAAACAGCGGGTTAGTCCCGCTGTCTGCCCAGCGTGGTTGTTGGGTACTGATGAGCAGCCGAGGTGAGTAATGGCATTTAAGATGAGTCAACAGGACAAGGATAAGGTCATCGATGCCCTGTCTTTTCCGCATGGTAATGCAACGCTGACATGTGATGGCCATCGGGTCGATCTTTATGTTGAGCGGTCTGTAGGCTTGAATTTTCGAGTGGAGATTTATGTTGATCGTTGCTTTAAAGGGGCATGGTGTTTGCCTGAATCGACTGCCCCAGAGCGCAAGTTTCTGCGGCCAGTCAAACGTGCGTTGTACAGTCCAACGAATCTTAAAAAGATCGAAAATGAATTCGGCAAGCGCAAACTCAAGGAGTTTATTGCCAAGTATCAAGAAGTTTGGATTTATGCCGCGCAAGACTTTGCCAGTGGCCGTGCTGCCATCAATCACCTGTGCAAAGTGTGTGACAGCATTTCGGTGGAGTTTTAGCCATGAACATGACACCTAAACGCCGCGCCCGCCTTGCCGCAATCCATTTGGGCAAAAAACACCTCAGTCTGGATGATGACACCTACCGCGACTTACTTGAGTCGGCTTGTGGTGTGCGGTCGGCAGCCGATGCCACCGACGACGGCCTTGTGGCTGTACTGCGCCGGATGGAGTCACAAGGCTTTGTGCAACAGACCAAAAAAGACGTCGGTCGCCGCCCCAACACACCCCAGCGCGACAAAGTTGAGCTAGTCAAAAAGATTGAAGCCTTGCTGACCGACGCCGGTCGGCACTGGAACTATGCCCATGGCTGCGCCAAAAAAATGTTTGGGAAAGACGCTGTCGAATTTTGCACGGGTGATGAGCTGTGGCGCATGGTTGCCGCGTTAGAGAAAGACAAAAAACGGAGAGCGACCCGTGGATAATCTGATTGATCAACTGCCTGAGTCCCTGCAAAACATTGTCAAACTGACAGATCTTGATGCGGCACTCACACTGGTCGACAAGCATGGTGGCACGACATTTCATGTGCCGCCGCTCAAAATGATGCATCCGCAGCATGATTTGGCGTGTTTAATTGGTGTCGATCATGCATTAAAACTCTGTCGCTATTATAGCGGTGACAGTATTTATCTACCCCGCGCATCGCATTATCTACAAGCGATTCGGGATGAAAAGATTCGTGATGAAGCCGACCATCTCACCACGGCTGCATTGGCACTCAAGTACAAACTATCAGAGCGTTGGATACGCAAAATTAAAAGCAGCACGCTACAAAACGTGACCGCTGATGAGCGACAACTCGGACTTTTTTGATATGCAGCCACCCTAGACGCCCCCATTCATTGGGGGCTTTTTTATGCCAAAGGAACGACTTCCGGCTGATTTTTTGATGGATCAAATCACACACTAGACCGTGATTTGATCCATCAAAAATTGACCACACCAACACTGGGGGTGTGCCATGTAACCGCATCTGAGGTGTCCTGTGGCAAAAATTATTCAGCGTCTGGTTGTGCATTGTTCGGCATCACCCAACGGCCAGCCCGTTGGCATTGCCGATATTGACCGTTGGCACGCAACACGCGGCTTTAAGCGGATGTCGGCATTTGTTGCCAAATTTAATCCGCAGCTTAAACATGTAGGCTATCACTTTGTGATTGCGCTGGATGGCACGGTCGAAACCGGTCGCGCTCAAGATGAAATCGGCGCGCACGTGGCAGGCCACAATACCGGATCACTGGGTATTTGCATGGTCGGTACGGATCAGTTTACCCCTGCGCAATGGTCAGCACTCAAGACCCTGATCAGCAATTTAAAAGGCAATTATCCTGCCGCCCGTGTGATGGGGCATCGTGATTTTAGCCCTGATAAAAATGGTGATGGCAAGATCACGCCGAATGAATTTATTAAGTTATGTCCTTGTTTTGATGTCATGCCTTGGTATGCCGGTGGGATGCTTGCGCCTGCTGCTAACGTACTGGGGTGAGCCATGCAGTTAGTCGCAAACTGGCGAGGTGCTGTGAAGTGGTTCTCTGTGCGGGCAATGGCGCTCGGTATTGCCCTGCAAGGGGCATACATGGCGCTGCCGCCTGACATGTTGTCAACACTGCCACCCCACGTTGGGCAGTTGATCACAATCGCTGTGCTTGTTTGCGGCATTGTCGGGCGCTTGATTGCCCAGCCGGAGGCTCAGAAATGAGTGACTTTGCAGACTTGGCATCCGCTCAAGAGCAGCTCGACCGTGACACTGCGTTAGCAGCACGGACTATGTTTGGCGGGCAGTCGCTGGCCACCTGTGAAGATTGCGGCAACCCGATTCCACTTAAGCGCCAGCACGCCATTGCTGGCGTGCGCTTGTGTGTTGACTGCCAAGCGGCGTTAGAGGTCTGTAACCGATGACTCTACAACTCGAATTTTATCAGTTTGCCATGCTGCTCATTACCGTACTCGGTGCAGTGATTGGCTCGGTTAAAGTGATTTGGTCGCGGATTGAAAAAAACCTAGACCAAAACTTTAACACCATTGAGCGGCAACTCAGCGATGTCGCCAAGCAAGCCGCTGACGGACAAAAAGAAGTCCGTGCGTTAGAGCTGAAATTTTTGGAATTTAAAGCCGAGTTGCCACGCGTGTATGTGGCGCGTGAAGACTACATCCGCGGTCAAACCGTGATTGAAGCCAAGCTCGACGCCGTGGCAGCCAAGCTCGAAAACGTACAAATCCGTCAAGGGGTTAAGTGATGTCTGATCTACAAAAAGCCCGCCGTGAGGGCATGCGCTGGCAACTGCTCAACGCGCTCAATAAAGCCCGTCCAGTGGGCGCAATGGATGTGTTGCTGTTGGATGTGATGGGTGCGATATACAACGGCGTTACCCCCAATGAATTACATACTCAGCTTGAGTATCTGGCTGATCGTGAGCTGGTCAAGCTGGATAAAAAACCGGACGGACATTGGCATAGCTGCTTAACCCATCATGGCGTTGATGTGGTTGAGTACACCGTGGATTGTCATGCGGGAATTGCACGCCCCACCAAATACTGGGAAGCATAATGGCTCGGCAATCGGCAATTGATGCGCTATCCCCACCCGACCGTGAATGGCTTAATCGGCAATTTATGGATAAAGGGTTTTGTGGCTATGAAGAAATCGCCGCCTTGCTGGCTGAGCGTGGCTACAGTGTTGGCAAGTCGTCAATCCATCGGTATGGCCAAAAACTTGAGCGCAAGTTGGCCGCAGTGCAGGCCAGTACTCATGCGGCCATGCTGATTGCTGAGGCTGCGCCCGATGACGCCGACCAGCGTTCTAACGCAGTACTGTCGCTCATTCAGACTGAAATCTTTAATGCCTTAGTTGATTTTCAGGAGGCAACCGATACAGATTCTGAAGACGTGATGTCACCAGCAGACCGTCTGACCTTACTTGCCAAGGCTGGTAAGGGAATTGCAGATTTATCAAAAGCCTCGGTCAATCAAAAGAAATGGCAACTTGAGGTACAGGAAAAGGCCAAAAAAGCTGCTGAAGTGGTGGAAAGCATTGTTAAAAAAGGCGGCCTGTCACAATCGGCTGCTGATGAGATCAAGCGGGAAATCTTGGGCATTGCATCATGACAGCCACTGCCCTGCTGAACTCGACCGCCAAGGATAAGACCGCACCACCGCCGGTCATGCTGCCGTATCAACAGCGGTGGATTGCCGATAAATCGCAGCTTAAAGTCATCGAAAAATCACGCCGTACAGGCATTACATGGGGTGAGGCGGCAGACAATGTGCTGACCGCTGCCAGTGACCGGACGGCAGGTGGTCAGAATGTCTATTATGTCGGCTACAACCAAGACATGACGATGGAATACATCGACGCCTGTGCCATGTGGGCGCGGGCGTTTGGCCATGCCGCCAGTGAGATTGGTGAAGAAATTTGGCAAGACGGCGACAAGCATATTAAGACCTTTGTGATTCGATTCCCTCAGTCTGGTTTTCGCATTACGGCGCTGACCAGCCGCCCCAGTAACTTACGCGGTCGGCAGGGTGTGGTGGTCTTAGATGAAGCGGCGTTCCATGAATCGCTTGATGAGCTGCTGAAGGCCGCCCTTGCGTTGATGATCTGGGGCGGGTCGGTGCATGTGATTAGCACCCACAATGGCGACGATAACCCGTTCAATGAATTGGTCAATGAAATTCGATCAGGCAAGCGTAAAGGGTCGATTCAGCGGATTACCTTTGATGAAGCGGTGACCGAGGGCTTGTACCAGCAAGTCTGTTTGCGACGTGGTATAGACCACAGTATGGCTGAAGAACAGGCATGGAAAGCCGATATTTATCAGACTTATGGTGATGCGGCTAGTGAAGAGCTGGACGTGATCCCCAGCAAGGGCGGTGGTCGCTGGTTGTCGCAAGGGTTGCTTGAGCGGGTGCAAAATGAAGCCGTTCCGGTTCTGCGTTTTGAAGCACCCAAGGGCTTTGATACATGGTCAGAAGACGCCCGTACCATTGAAGTGACGGCATGGTGTGATGAGCATTTGCACCCTGTCCTTGCCCATTTGCCCAGCAAGGTCAGCAGCTATTATGGATTAGACTTTGCCCGTAGGCGGGATGCGTGCGTGTTTTGGCCTTTACTTGAGCGGCAAGACACTCGCAAGGCTTGCCCCTTTGTGCTTGAGATGCACCGCGTCCCATATAAACAGCAAGAACAGATCATGCTGTATGTGGTGAAAGCCCTACCCGACTTTAGAAAAGGCGCACATGATGCGACGGGTAACGGTGGCTATCTGGCCGAGGCCATGCAGGTTAAATACGGTGAGCGGGTCGAGGCCATCATGCTGTCTGAAGGCTGGTACCGTGACCATACGCCAGCGTTCAAAGCGGCGTTAGAAGATGGCGACATTGTTGATATGCCGCAGGATAAAGACATCTTAGATGATCATCGGGCGTTTACTTTAGTCAAGGGTGTGGCGCGTATTCCAGACCAGC